CCATACTCATTAGCAAAGAACAGACCTGCATCCGGGAAACCGCCACTAGCATAGCGAACAATCTTCGGCAGAGAGAAGCCGTAACCACCCTCTTCGTGCTGTTCCCATTCAAGATGCCAAGTCGGGAAGTTCCAACCGTCAAGGAAGGAAGTGATGCTTTCGAACGCCCTGATAATACCATCAGCCGCACCTTCGCTCTTGCCTTGCATATTGTCCATAGCAGAACTAAAGTCATTGTCTGCAAGGTTTCCGACTTTACGGCCTAACGAGTCGTAGGACTCTTCTAAGCGACCATTGGCTGTCTCGACTGTCGTGACGGTCTCACTGGTTTTACGATCCGCTGTATCATGCAGACCCTTGTAATGAAGTTCCCAATTCCGAGTTTCATCATCTCTGGTCTGCTTGAGATACTTTTTACCGGATTCAATCTCAGCTTGCACCTTCGGGTCATTCATTCCGAGATAACCTGCGATAGCCAGAGTAGCCGGAAGAACGACAGCCGCAATGCCACCGAGGAACGGAGCAAGAGTTGAAAGTCCGGCACCGATAGCACCTAAGAAGCCAGTAGTTCCAGACGTAGTGCCGACAGCCGCCGCACCTGCGGTAGTTCCAGCCGGGGTGAGAAGTCCAGTCCATTGCAGTATTTTTACTTGTGCCGCCAAACCAAGTGCGTTCACACCTAACCCTAAGATGCTCTTAACAGGATTGCCAGTTAAAGCACCTGCGATGCCGCTTGCAATGCTTGTAGCCGTATCGTCAAAGTTCAGTCTCAGTTTAAGTTTTGCGACTCCACCCCAATCAATTCCGGCAAGAACATCAAAGAGGAAATCGACAATAGGCTGTAGGTCAACACCGTCAAGGAACTCATTGGCATTTGAGACCCAAGTGTTGATTGTTTCGGAAACATCTTCCGCCTTGATATTCTCAAGAGCCATACCGATGAACGAATTGAAGCTATCTGCCAACTGACCGAAGTCAATTCCCTGACCGAGTTCAAGGGCAAAGTTAATTGCCGTGCTGATACCCTTGCCTACCGTAGTTCCGACAGCACCGAAATTCTCAGGAGTGCAGAAAGCGTTAATCGCTTCGGAAATATCCTGTGCAAGAAGATGAGCTTCTGTGAGTACGTTGCTCCACTCGATACCGCTAAGAGCATGGTTTACAAGTTCTCCAAAGGCTTTTCCTATGTCTGCACCTTGAAGTCCAGAACTGAAACCGATAGCACCAATGACAGCCGCATTAAGAGCCTGTGCGATAGAGTCACCGACAGTAGCAAACATCTCAGGGTTTACAAGACCGTTGATGTAACTTGCTATGCCACGCCCCCATACCCACGCAGTATTCGAAAGCCAACCAAAGTTGATTGACTCAAGTGCTGTCTGAATACCGAGAGCAACAGAACTTCCGAGATTATAGAAATCGAATGTATAGCCGAACGTATTAAGTGCTTTAAGAGCAGTATTGATACTGTTTCCAACTGTGCGACCAAGCGACTCAAATGTATGTGGCTGAACAAGGCCATTTAAGAACTCAGCGAGACCTCTCCCAAAGTTCTCTGCCTTTTTGTAGACCTTGTTCCAATCAATCTTGTCAAGGACTTTGGCAAGCGAATCAGAGATATATTTGCCGAGATCATAAAGATTGTCGATTGCGGACTTGAACTTGGAATCAGTCTTTTTGAGGACATAATCAATGTCACCAATGCCACCGTCACCAAGACCACCACCTGTGCCGAGACCACCAGCACCAGAACCAGTGCCGGAGCCTGTACCGCTTGCAGTGTTCAAATCTTCATCTGCACCGTTGAGGATATTCAGTTCATCAAATCCAAGAACAGTAGCCTTGAGTTTTTTTGCGGCTTTATCAGCCTTGTCAAGACCGCTTGCCGTATCGTCAGCACCACTAGCTGTGTCGCCAATGCCACCCGATACATCATCGAGGGTATCAGCAAAATCGTCAAGAGAACTGCCCCTAGCAAACGTTTCTACTTCCCACCCGAAGATTTGTCCGAGAGCATTGAGAACGTTCGTAGAAAAGGTCAGGACGGCGTTGAAAGCTGCGTTCATAGCCATGACGAACGGCTTAATAGCCTGAATCAGACCGGAACCGACAATAATGCCAAGTTCCTTGAAATTCTCTTTAAGTAAAACTGTTTGGTTATGCCATGTCAATTATGTTATCGTAGCGGCTTTTTATCCGCTACTTCTTATAGTTTCCTATAAGTTCAGCATACATTTTCAGCCATCAAAATAAGACGCATCTCTGCGTCCTATAATGGTTGTCGGATACTCGTGGAGGGATTATATTTATTCACCCTCTATGCGTTACAGTGTCCTGCCGCCTATTCGCTATCGGCAGGCTTACCACGGTATTAACTTATTGACTTATCCACTTGTAACCGTAAGCCTTGCGATTCGGCTTATCACATACTCCGTGGATGACTTTATGACTTCCGCCAAACTCTTTGGCGGCATCCGTCATTCTATCGAACACTTTTATTATTTCCCCGGTTTCGGGGTCAACTTGTGCAACTTTACGTCCCTTTTTTATTGGTTCGTATTTTGAAATGTCTTTTATTGGGAAATCTTCTTCATATACGAATATATATCCACCTGCGGTTTTCGAGTAACCTGTTATAGCACTCGAAATTCTTGTTCTTAAAATTCCAAGTTCCTTAGATGCTTCCGTGACGCTTTTAAACTTCTTAATGAAATTTCCGTTTAAATCACACTGAACAATACGTTTCATCCTTGCTGACTCCGGCTTCACATATTTTTTCGGACCGTGTTCAAGGTAATCTTTCTCATACATGAATACTCGATTTCCGCACATGTTTAACAAGCCCTTACAACATAATAACACGCTTGTATTGAGAAATCCATCTTGTATCTCAGCTTGTCTTGCGCTTCTATAAGTTTTAACGTATTCCCCATCGAGCGTTAGGCAAACAATCGCCTTTGCGTTCCACATACAACCGCCTTGACCGCCCGTTCGCATATTGTAACCGTTTGGTTTCAGTGTGTTCAGCGTTGATATATATTCAATTTCCTTTTTGTCCGCTTCTTCGCACGAAGTTGCGGTATCAATGATTTCCCATCGGAAATTTTCAATCCCGTGTGCTTGCAACGCCCTGTGGAAGAAGCAATCATCTTCCGGTCTGCACCGTTCATGCAATCTCCGTCTGCTTTTCATATCGTATGTTTGACCGATATACGACATTCCGTTTGTTACATCTGTTGCTTTGTAGATATAATGTGTTCGCATAAAATCTCCTTTCAACTAGGAACACATTATACCAAAAGTGTTCGGGCAAAGTCAACTTAGCATTCACCGTTTTTACCCGATTTTTTCATAATACATTGCTGTATTATGCGGCACACATTCTACCGATTGTTCTGGCAAAGTCTCCATGAGCCGCAGTGGTTTGAGACAATACGTATTGGTAACGAATCATTGTCTTTTGCGCCTGCGTCATGGACGCAATTTCACCGTCAATGCCCTGTTTGAGCATCCATTCTTGCAAAGTTGCCTGTGTTAAATCAATTCCCAGAGACCTTAGCGGCCGCGACTGGCCTGTGTAAATGGCTTGCAATTTCTCGTAGGCAACCTTTTGGTCAATGTCATAGAAGGATGCAAGGTCAGCCGCAAGTCTTGTCAGATTAACTGACATATCCTGCATATTGCCGTTTGTCTCACCGTAAGCAACGCCCATGTCCTTGAGATTAGCTTGTGCGGAAACCATCTGACTGTTGGTGATTCCCATAGCCTTTCCCATAGCCTGATAGCGTGAAGCGTACTGCTTAAAGGAAAGTTCGGACATACCGAGTGAATCCTTTACGGACTTCGACATATCCTCAATCTTGTCGGCATAGTTCTCTGTGAATACGTTGTCGATTACGTTCTGAACTTCGGTCAGACTAGACGCAAGTTCGACAGAGCCGGAGAACATTGAGAAGATTCTTCGGAATCCCCACAACAGCGTCCTAGCCTTGACGATGACCATTGTAAGCGACTGTGTATGAGAAGTCGCCTTATCCATCGACTGTGCAAAACCGCTAACGCCATCTTTGACCTTGTTGTAAGCTGTGGCAAGGAAGTTCGAATTGTTGTATGCGGAACTTACACGAGATGTAAATTTCTGAATAGCTTGTCCGGCAAGATTGTGACCCTTCGCCACATGGTTAGTGGAGTTCGCCACCTTCATGTTCGCACCGTCAAGCTGACCTAATGCTTCTACAAGTCTCAGTGTCTCATCGGAAACTTCCGGCATCTCAGCGAGTGAAGTGATAAGGTCATTCAGTGCTTGAGCAAGTTGCGGAATGTTCTGTGCGGCTTTCTGCGCAGAGGATAAACCAAGAGCGTGTATAGCTTCTGCGAG